CATGGTGGGCCTTCCAGGTAGGGGTGGGGTGGTCAGTTTTCGGAGCCGAGGCAGATCGCGTTGCAGGGAGCCCCGACCGGGTCTGCGTTGTAGCCGTAGGGCAGGCCCGAGTCGTCCGGATCGCAACGCTGCTTGCCGCGGTAGTGGCCAGCGCGGTGCACGGGGTACTGGCCGTCACCGATGGGCTGTCCGCAGTGCTTGCAGGCTCGAGGTGCGTCGGACATCAGCTGACCAGTCCGAGGCGCACGAGGTCGTCGGCGTCGGGGAAGTCGAACAGGGCGCGGACCTCGACGTCGAGCGCGGCCGCGAGGCGGACGGCGGTGGGGGCGGACACCTGGGGCTTGTGGCCCTGCACCAGCTGGGTGAGGCGGGCGGCCGAGATGCCGACCTCGCGCGAGAGCTTGCGGTAGCCGCCGGCGTAGGTGGCGATCGCCTCCTGCAGCTTGGGCGCCGACACCAGTCGGAGTGAGGTGGTCGAGAGCATGGGGGCCTTTCGGGTCGAGAGTGGTTTACCAGTGGTGAACGATAACCCGCGGTAAACAATCTCGCAAGTGGGCTTGCGTCAGGCTGGATCTGGGGTAGTGTTTACCTTAGATAAACACCCCGACCAAGGAGCCACCATGAACCCGAACGCCGACCTCTTCAACATCGCCAACAACACCCTGCTCGCCGCGGACTTCCGCTACCAGGCGCCGATCACCCGGGATGCCGCCCCGAGCTACCGAGCGGTGCTGCAGAGCCACAACGGCACGGTGCACGTCGGAGTCCGACTGCACTACGCCCCCGAGGGCCAGCGCGGCATCCGCATCCAGACGACGGTCACCGAGGTCGACGGCACCGAGCAGCACCTGATCGGAGAGGACGACTGGACCGGCGACACCCCGGCCGAACACCTGCGCCTCTTCTTTGACTCGATCTAGGGCCCGAGCCCCCGCCGGACTTTCCGGTGGGGGCTTGCATCCTGTCGGATCTGGGGTAGTGTTTACCTTAGATAAACACCCCGACCAAGGAGCCACCATGAACGCCACCACCTACCGCGGCATCACGATCACCCCGGCCAACACCCGCGCCACCCTCGCCACGGACGAGGAACTGCAGCGCCGGGTCACGGAGTACCGCGAGTCGGGCTACCTGCTCCCCTCGACCGACCGCCTCGCGGTCCGGGCCCGCGAGGCCCGCCGCGAGCTCAAGGCCCGCGCAGCGCGCGCCTGAGACGACAGGAGGCCCCCACCGAGCCGGTGGGGGCCTCCTGCGCGCTCAGGGCGCCGTGGACTACTCGAGGGCGGCCTGGCGCGTCCGGAGGGCGGCCAGGCCCGGGAGGACGCGCTGCAGCGCCGCCTCGACGCCCGGGAGCGCCATGACGCGGACGATGATCGTGTAGATGGCCAGCACCTGCACGAGGACGCTCACGAGCCACTCGGGGCTCCAGGCGTCCAGGACGATGGCGATGATCTGCGGCGTGGCGATCGCCAGGGGGACCAGCAGCTGCAGGATCGAGCGGAGGACGGTGCGGCCGGGGTTGGCGACCTGGGTCGGCGTGGCCGACTCGGCGACGACGACCTGCTGGCCGGAGACGGTCGTGGCGACGAGAGGGGCCTCGACGGGCTTCTCGTCCGCCACGACGGCGACGGTGGTGCTCAGGTGGGAGGGTTCGGTCATGCCGCCCACGATAGCCCGTTAGACGGCGATATCCGGGTCGACGGGGCTGACAGCCTCGATAGCCGGCTCGAGCTCGAGCTCGAGCAGCCGCGCGTCCTCGTCCGAGGGGATGGGGATCGTCCCCGGGCGGCCGGCGTGATCCCAGATACGGATGCGGTCCCACCAGCGCTGCACGGCGCGCTTGATCGCGCCGTTCGCGCGCCGGCCGTCGAGCTCCGCCCGCTCGACGCGCTCGAGGCGCTCGGCCTGGTCGCGGATCGTCTCGCCCTGCGTAGCGATCGTCTCGCCCTGGGTGGCGATCGTGCGGCCCTGGTCCTCGACCTGGGCGTAGAGCCGGTCGAGTTCGGCCTTGATCTTCTCGTCGATGAGCTTTGACGTCTCGGACCTCCGGTCCTCCCGAGCCGCCTCGAGCGCGGCTGCAGCCTGGACCGCTTCGGTCTTGCCCTTGCGGAACGTGCTGAACGCGGCGATGAGGGAGGCGAGCGACCCGAGCAGCAGGACGACGGATGCGATGGTTTCAACCACGTTCGGTCTCGGCACGCTTGGCCTCCTTGATAGCCGCGACGGCGGCACGCTTCTGCTGCTGAGCTCGGAGGATCGACAGGCGCGCAGCGGCCGGCACACACGCGGCGAGCGCGATGCCGGCGACGAATGCCCGGGATTCGGGCGAGACGAACAGCGCGAGCAGTGAGAGCGCGCCGAAGTAGGCGACCAGGAGTCCGATCAGGGCGACCTTGGCCCACCGTTCGATGAGGGACAGTCGGGGGAACCACACGCCGACGAGGGCGACGGCGGCGGTGAGGGTGAAGAGGACGGTGATGGTGACTTGGAAGGCCGGCGGGAACAGGAGGTCGACCGCGGGGATGCCGTAGATCGTGCCTCCGACGCCGGAGATGATGAGCACGAGGTCGTAGAACGGGAGCCACACGCGGACGAGGTTGCGGTACTCCCACTCCTCGGGGGGGATGGCGCCGGGGGTCCAGACGGTGAGGGCCCACCAGCGAGTGTCGGGGGTGTCGGGCATGGGGCCCATTCTCACACGGCAGCGGCCCCCGGGATCATCCCGGGGGCCGTGTCGATGGTGCGGTCTGTCTACTTCTCAGAGAGCGCGGAAGTTGGCGTCGTTCGCTCGAGCGAGGGCGGCGCGCATGTTCGGGCCGTAGACGTCGTTGCCGACGTAGCCCCAGCGCTTCCGCAGCCACGCGGCGAGGCCGCCCTGGTTCCGCAGGAACTTGTTGAAGCCGGCGGCCGAGCCCGAGCCCCAGATGTTGTCGATGTCGCCCTTGTAGCCGTTCGCTCGAGCGATCTTCTGGAGGCCTCGGACGTCGCCGAGCCCGTACGGGTTCAGCGGGGTGGCGGGCCCGCCGGCGGGCGCCGCGTGGGCGGCGGCCGCGGCCTTCTCGGCGACGCGCTGGATCAGGCGCTTCTCGGTGGCCGGCCCGTGGGTGCCGTCGACGCCGAGGCCCTCCTTCGCCTGGAACGCGCGGACGATGCGGTCCATGACCGGGCCGTCCTTGCCGTCCTGGCCGGTGGGTCCGAGGTCGTACCCCAGGGCCTTGTAGCCGCCCTGGACGGCCGCGAATGCCTGCACCGAGGGGAAGTACGGGTTGCCCGAGTAGTCACCCTTCGACGGGGCGGTGATCTCGACCGAGTTGCCGGCGGTCGAGATGTTCGTGGCCGCGCAGTGCCACCCCTCGGAAGCGACCAGGAAGTCGATGTTGTGCCGGCGGAAGATGGCCCGAACGGTGTTCCATCGGGCAGTGCCGCGGGTGCCGTTGCCGGTGATGTCGGCCGCGATCCCCAGCCCGTGGTTCGAGGTGCCGACCGCCGCGGCGTTGCCAGGGAGCCCGCGGGCGGTCCAATAGTTCTTCCAGTACCGCTGGCCGTCGATGTCGCGGAAGATGTCCTGCACCGGGGCGATCGAGAGCGCGATGCCGCCACGGGCGCACTCCTGGAACGCTGCCTCGAGCTGATCGATGAACTGCGGGTGGCCGTACTTCCCGGTGCTGCGAAACTGCTTCATGGCCGAGCGCGGGGCGAGGCCGTTTCCGTATCGAGTCATTGCTTCTCCTGAGAGTCAGATGGGGCCCCCGGCGCGCGCCGTGCCCCCCTGGGTGGGGTGGATCGAGAGGGTCAGTCGCAGACGTACTTCGTGTGCGTGTAGCAGCCGTACGGGCCGTTGCCGGCGCCCGAGGTGCCGCCGATGTTCTGCAGGCAGGCGTACCACGGGAGCGTCTTGGGGATGGTGACGGTCCGGCAGTACAGGCCCTTCGTCGACGCGGGCGCGGCCGAGGCGCCGTCGACCTGGATGAACACCGACCCGAGGGTGGCGAGCAGGGCGATGACGACGAAGGCGAGGCCGCGCCGCACGCGGGCGGTGTGGGTGTTGACGGCGGTGGTGACGTTGTCCATGAGGGCTCCTTGGTAGGGGACTGGTTGAGGTCAGGCTATACGGAGACGGGCAGGGCGTCGACCCACTTCGACCCGTCCGACCAGAGCGCGGGCACCGGCGCCCACGCCGAGCCGGTGCTGTAGTAGATCGTGTGGGGGCGCACGGTGATCGTGACGGCGAGCTCGGGCGAGCGGTTGCCGGCAGCGTCGATGCCGGTGACGCCGAGGACGACGACGTGCCGGTCGAGCATGGCGAGCGAGTCGAACGATCGCGTCGGGCCGAACCCGGTCAGGGTGACGACCGGGCCCTCCAGCTGGCGCCACTCCCAGCTGGTCGCGGGCCCGCCGGCGAGGACCGCCGCGGTGGTCGTAACGGTGGTGAACGGGTCGACGGTGCGGGCGACGATCGACTGCAGGGCGATCGCCACGGTGCCGGAGGCGCGGACGCCGCCGATGCGGACCTTGGCGATCGCCTGAAGCGTGCCGGAGGCGGCGAGGCCCGACAGGCGGACGTTGGCGCCGGGGAGCGGGGTGCCGTACGCGCCGATCGACGTGAAGCGGAGGCGGGCCGCGGCCGAGACGGTCCCGGACGCGGCCACGCCGGCCACCCGCACCCGTGCGGACGGGGCGGGTGGCGGCGAGGCCTTGAGGCCGGCGAGGCGCAGCTGTGCCATGAGAGGGACCTACGCGGCCGCGACGGCGATCTGGAGGTCGAGCTCCGACCACGAACTGATCGTGGCGCACTCGGCCGCGGAGAGCGTCAGGGACGCCGTGGCGGCCGAGCCCGTGAGGGTGAGGGGCCACTCCTTGATCGTGGTCGTGCCCTGGAGCAGGCGCGCCTTGGCGGTCAGGTTGCCCGAACCGTAGGTGAGCAGCCCCTGCACCTCGAACGTCGCCGGCGAAAGCGGGTTGAGCGGCGCCAGGCGCATCGTCAGGGTCTTCTCGGTCGACGGGGACGCCGGCGAGTCGACGTAGGTCGACGCGTCGCCGTCGCTGAGGGCGGTGAGGACGTTGGTCGGCGAGGTGTAGGCGCCCGAGTTCTCGGTGACCGCGATGACCGTCACCGAGCTCGAGGGGACAAACACCTTCATCGTCGACGACGCGGAGGCGCCACCGTTGTCGGTTGCGGTGTGGCGCAGCACGTAGACGCCGGCAGCGGCCGCGACGAAGGTGGCCTGCGCCGACGTCGGGTTGGTGATCGTCGGCGCGGTGGTTCCGGCAGGGTAGCCGTCGACGGTCCACTGGCGCGAGGCGATCGCGCCGTCCGAGTCGGCGGCCGTGCTCGTGAGGTTCACAGTCGAGCCGGCGGCGACGGACTGGTTCGCGCCGGCCGAGACGGTGGGCGGGTTGTTCGCCCCGGGAACGTACTTCCCGATCTCGTTGGTGCGACCCGAGTCCATTTGGACCGAGTCCCACCCGACGACCTGCAGCGTGGCGATGCTGCCGTGGTTGCCGCAGTCGAAACCGACGACGGGGTTAGCCGTCATGTTCGCGTTGCTGGCTGCGATCGTGCCAACGAGGGTGTCGCTGGTGTCGTAGATCTTCAGCGAGTAAACGCCGGCGGTGGTGCTGCCCGAGGTCATGACCGCCTCGAGGCGGTACTTCGTTCCCCACGTGAGCTTGAAGGCCGCGGCCGCGGTCGGGTTGTAGGTACTCACGGAGTCGGTGACGAACACTCGCCCCTGGGTGTCGATCCGCAGACGCAAGATGACGCCGCCGGACCAGCGGGCGGACCAGATGGTGAACTCGCCGGAGGCCTGAGCGACGTCGGGGGTCCAGAACACGCCACTGAAGGCGTACTGCGGGTTGGCCGCGTCGCCGAGTACTCGGACGAGTGAGGTGGTGTTGTTGGCCGTGAACTTCGCGCCGAAGCCGCCGGCCGCGGCGTAGGCGGCGGCGAACACGGCGGTGGCGCCCGAGCCCTTGGCGACCTGCTGCACACCCGAGTTGGTCGTGGTCAGGTCGGCGGCCTCGGGGCCGGCGTCGAACAGGTAGCGGGTCATGGTCATGCGGGGGCTCCTTCGTTGACCACGACGAAGTACTCGTCGGGGCTCTGGGTGAGTTTGGCGCTGGGGTTGCCTCGGATGTAGAGCGGCTTCAACTCGCGGCCGTTCTTGACCACCTTGGGCGGGGTCTTCTGGCGGTTCATGCCGTCGTTGTAGCCCACCGCGTAGCGGTAGGGCATCGAGACGGAGAACATGCCGTTGTTCTTCGGGGGACCGCCGACCCAGGTGGGCTCGATGATCTGGAAGTCCGGGTTGTCGAACAGCAGGTTGTTCATGGCCACGAAGCCGAAGTTCCACTCGTACGAGTTGTCGGCCTGCATGTACGAGTAGTGGTGGCGGACAGGCCCGCCGACGTTCTCGTGGTTGAACACGGCGAATCGCTTCCCGGTCGCGAGAACGGTGTTCGCGTTGTGCTCGACCCGGAGGCGGTGAGTGGTGACGCCGGACGAGATGGCCGCCTCGTTGGTCGGAACGCCGGTGAACGACCAGGTGACGCCCGAGACGTACGAGTCGTGGAACCAGCAGTCCTCGACCCACATGTCCGTCGAGTTGTTGCCACCGATCGGCGAGCCGCCCACGCGGGAGCCGGCGGGGTTGTAGCCGGTGACCTCGCAGTCGAGCACGCGGGTGCGGACGTCCTTGTAGTTGTTCAGGTTGAACGTCTCGCCGGGAGGGGCGTTCCAGTTGCCCGGTGCGGCGCCCTCGAACTTGATGTTGACGAAGTACGAGTCGATGCCCATGTAGTTGATGAGGCCGCCGTAGTTGTGCGGGCGGTTCTCGTTGTACGGCGAGATGGGCTGGTCGGTGCCGTAGAGGGTGAACCCGTAGCAGAGCGTCTGCCGGCGGGCACCGATGCGCACCTGGGTTAGCGGGTTGCCCTTGGCCGTCACCAGGTCGACCTTTGTGGACGAGTTCGGCTTGATGCCGATGCGGGTCTGCTTCTCGCCCTCGCCGCCGATGCCGATCAGCGTCCCGACGCCGCTCCGCTCGGCGTAGAGCCCGAAGTTGTACGGGCCGAAGTCCGAGTAAGAGAAGTCGCCGGAGGGCAGCAGCAGCACCCGCGGGTCGGGGATGCGAGCGATCGTGTCCTGGAACGTGTCGCCCGAGCGGTAGAGGTCGGTGTACTTGATCGTCGGCAGGTCCGGCAGCTGCCGCGAGAGCGGCGGCGTCGGGTCCGTGCCGGGCACGCCGGGGTTCGGGTCCTCGCCCGGGTTGGGCGGGGCGATGATGACTGGCGGGTTCGGGTCGATGGCGAGTCGGTCGACGGCCGACCACTTGCCGTCGACTGGGGAGTAGGCCTGGGTGCTCATGCGGTGCGCAGCCACATCGAGGGCGAGCGAGCGTAGTCGCCGTTCACCGGAGGTGCTACGGGCCCGTACCAGATCAGCAGCTGGTCGGCCGGCGCGTTGCCGGCCTTCGGGTAGGTCTTGGTCGCGGGGTCGTACCGGCGGGCGCCGACCTCACCTCCAGACGTGGTGCCGCCATCGGTGCCGGCACCGATGATGCCTCGAGCGATGTCCGCCGACTCGGCACGCATGAGCTTCCGCGAGAACTCGGTGGCGTCGGAGATGTTGGCGAGCGTGACGGTGCCCTCGACCACGACGTCGACGTCGCCGTCGAGTCCCGGCGCCTGGCCATTCACCGATCGGACGACGGAGCCCGGCTCGAAGCTCGAGACGATGCCCTGGATGGTCTGGAGGTAGGCGTAGGCCGCGGCCTTGGAGTCGAGCGCCAGGGCGGCCGCATTGGCGGCCTGCTGGGCCCACGTGGGCCCGAAGCCGACGTCGGCCGGCGACGACACCTCGGGGAGGGTTGCGTACTGCAGGGCGCCCTCTGAGGCCTGGACGGAGACGGCACGACGGAGCGAGGCCCGGCCGGGCACGATCTCGGTGACGAACCACACGCCCACGGGCACGTCGACGGAGCCCTCGCCCTTGCTGTCGAGAGCGACGGGGGCCGGCGCCTGCACGACCACGGTGTTGCCGTTGATGATGCGGGAGGCGGCCTCCCACAGGACGTAGCTCGGCGAGCGCGGGACGTTCGCGCCGACGCGGAGCGAGATCAAGACGAGTGGCACGTGGCTACCCTTTCGGTCGGGTTGGGTTAGAGCTCGTAGATGGTCATGTTGAGGTCGGCGAGGGCCCGGAGGGCGCCGGAGGATTCTGCGCCGGCGATGAATCGGAAGGTGTTGGTGGTGCCGGGCTTCAGGATGGCGCGGCACACGTAGTAGTAGGGCAGCGGCATGGTGCTGACGCCGTCGTTGTGGACGCGGACCTGGGGGCCGAGGGGGAGGCCGTTGTGCTCGATCCAGTGGGAGCCGGCGGAGTTGCCGGGGGAGGCCCAGCGGCCGTCCGCCTCGATCAGCACGGGCACGTAGTCGTCGACGTCGACGTTCATGGTGATGAAGACTCGGTTCGCGCCCGGGGCCACGGGGAAAGATCCCGGGACGCGGACGGAGTCGACGATGCGCGGGCCGTCCGAGACGCGGACGCCGGTGGCCGGCACGCGGCGCATGTCGACGATGGCGAGGGCGGTGCTGCCGACCGTGGCGTAGACCCACGCGAGGGGCTGGTGCTTGATCTTGCCGGCGGTGCGCTGGAAGCCCGAGGGGTTGACGCGGGGAATTCGGGTGGGGGCGACGCTGGCGCCGCCGAAGTAGGTGGCGTTGATCAGCGGCACGGAGGTGTCGGCGGCCGCGGAGCCGACCAGGGCGACGAACTTGGTCGAGTTGGTCGACCAGTTCCGCTCTGCGCAGATCAGGAACCACCGGCCACCCGAGGTCTGCGTGCTTGGGATCGTCAGGTCGAGCAGCGTCGAGGCGGTCTCGGTGGCGTACACGAACGCGTCGTAGCCGATGCCCGGGGCGATCGCCACACGACGGTTGCCGGCGACGGCAGTGACGCGCCAGGACGCTGCGTCCGCGACGGTCCCGCCGCCCGAGCTCATGGCGAGGATCTGCGCGACCTCGGGCTCCTGGACGGAGCCGTCGAAACCCGTGCTGATGAGTGACATTCGGTTACCTCTTGGTCTGGTTGCGGCGGACGACCGTGGCGAGCCCGGTCAGGTAGTCCCACAACTCGTCGTCCTCATCATCTACGATGCCGCCGAGTTGCGGGTTGATTTGCAGGCCCGAGTCGCCGACCGAGAGCGCCGCGGTGGTGAGACGGTCCTGGAAGGGCTGGGTGGAGTCGTCGTCGTTCAGGCGGGCGACGTCGACCTCGTCGCCGAGGTGGATGCCGTCGAGGCCGTGGAAGTGGAACGAATCCGTCTCTGCGAGCTTCACGTTCAGCCCGACCGTCTCGGCCGACTCGGCGAGCGCCTTGGTCGCGGCCGCGGTGAGGGCGGCGAGCAGGGCGCGTCGGGTGGCGTCCGAGAGGTCGTTTCGGATGTGGGCGTACTTCGCGTTGCGGAGGTTCTCGGGGATGCCCTCGGGCCACTCGAGGGGCGCGTTCGTGGAGTCCTTGAAGATCTCGATCACGTCGTTGTAGCGGGCCTCGAGCGCGGTGTCGCGCTGCTCGTAGAACACTCGAGCAGCGTCCTCGCCGGGCCCGCCGATGACGACGCGGGTCGCGGTGGCGCGCTTGGTCGACCACTCACCCTCGGTGAGGATGCCGGAGCTCAAGGTCAGCTGCTGGGGCCAGCGCTTCGTCTCGTAGGTGTCGAGGCGCAGGAACGCCTCGCCGGGCTCCTGCCACACGCGGAGGCCGAGGCCGGAGAACGTGAGCAGGGGCTCGAGGGCCTCGTCGACCTGGTCGAAGCGGACGGTGGCGGCGTCGGTGAGCAGGCCGGCAGCGCGGGCGTTGCCGCCGCGGTCGAGGTTGGTGCCGATGCGGATCGGGCGGCCGAGGCGGGTCACGAGGTTTTCGGACACGAGGTGCTTGATGGCGCCCTCGGCGGACGAGATCTCGGCCGGCCACTGGAAGTAGCCGCGCTGCCCGGTGACGGTGAACGGGGCGCCGGCGGCCGACACCTGCCAGGCCTGGCCGAGGTCCTCACCCGACGTCGGGCGGAGGTTGCCTCGAGGGCGCGGCCAGGCGAGCGAGTTGGTCAGGACGCGCCAGTCGTCCTCGATCTGGAAGCGCACGGAGCCGTCCGGGCGCCAGTCGCCGGCGGGGTCGAGGATCGCGCCGGACATGAGGTGCTCGCCGCGGTAGCGGGCGATGATGCGGGCGCCGTCCTGCTGCAGGTACTGGAGCACGGGCGCGTCGAGGGGCACGGCGAACTCGCCCGTGCCCTGGCCGTTGAAGCGAGGCTGCAGGGTGCAGCTGGAGAACACATCGATCTCCTGCTGCCGGCGGTAGTTCTTCGAGTAGACCTCGAACAGGTCGAACGGGCTGTCCATCAGCCGACCGCATTGAAGTAGCGGGGCTGGAAGCGGACGCCGGCCTTGCCGGTGCCGTCGAGGATCACGGTCGCCGGCACCGAGGCGCCGTCCGCGATGCGCGCGAACTTCGCCTGGTCGAGCGTGTCGGTGACGTTCACCCGGGGTGTGCCGGGCCCACGGTCGAGCCAGGCGGCCTTCTGCCCGGGGCGGGTGTCGACGGAGAGTCGGTAGCCGACGTCGACGTTGGTCGTGCTGACGATGCGCGAGCCGGCGAGGGTGATGTCGAACCCCTCGAACGGTCCCCAGAACTCCCAGATGGGCCACACGTCGACGTCGCCGGGGTTGTCGATGGTGACGCCGCCCGAGGTGAGCCCGGAGCCGAGGTAGAACGGAGGGCCCTTCCGGCCCGGGCCGGCGTAGAAGTCGCGGGGGGCGTTCGAGGCGTCCAGGAACTCGGTGTAGACCTCGGGGCCCAGCCACCAGGCGCCGTCCGCGGAGAGCCCGTAGACGCGGTACAGGCCCATGTCGTGGCTGGGGTCGACCGAGAGGGCCGGCCCCTTCTTGCCGTCCCACCGGGCCTGGATGGTGCGCTGTAGGCCGTACGGGTCGGTGACGGTGAGCGTGCCGGGGCGGTCGACGCGCATGGTCTTGTTGAACGCCAGCTGCAGCGCGTACCAGTCGGTCGCGTGGATGGGCGACGAGATGTCGATCGGCAGCAGGATCTCGCGCGCCTTCGCCTTCCATCCGGTGACCACCTGGCCGTCGAGCAGAGCCGAGGTGCGAGTGAACACCTCGAGGTCCGGCTCGAGCAACCCCTCGACGCCGGCGTCGGTCAGCCACACGTTCCGGTCCATCGGCGGGTTCCGCAGCGGCCAGCTGGAGTTGTCCCACCCGGTCCAGAGGACGTCGATCATGCCGTCGCTCACGAGCGGGGCCCCTTCCGTCCGCCGCGCTTCAGGCGCGCGCGACGCTTGTTGGTGTTCACAGCGTCGATGAGCTCGTCGGGGTCTGCGACGGTGACGGGGCCGTTGAAGTTGACCGACTCATCCGAGCCGCCGGCGCCCTGGTCGAGCGCAGCCTCGGCGAGCTCGCGGGCCTTGCGGATCATGGCGTTGGTGTCGCCGTAGTCGGTGACCGTCTCCGCCCGGCCGGCCTCACCGAGGATCGCCAGGGTGCCACCGCGGCGCGGGGCGATGTTGGCGCCCTTGGCGAGCATGGGGATGGTCGGGATCGAGATACCGAAGGTGCTGCCACCGATGCCGGGCACGAAGTCGGGGATCGTGACCGAGATCCCGTTTAGGGCCCGGATCGCGCCGTTCGCCAGGGAGATGATCCCGTTGATGGGGCCGCGGACGATGCCGACCAGGCCCGAGAAAGCCGACTGCACGACGCCGGCGATCCCGCCGAAAATCGAGCCGATCACAGCGCCGGCGGTGCGGACCCCGTTGCCGATGAAGTCGAGCACGCCGCCGATGATTCCGCGGGCGATGTTGAAGCCGGCACCGACCGCGGCGAGGGCCGGCTGCACGGCGTTCGTCCACAGCCACTGCACGATCGCGCCGGCGACGCGGATCGAGGCCTGCACGCCGGCAACCACGGGCACGATCACGTTGTTGTAGAGCCACTGGAAAACGGCACCGATGCCGGCGAGGGCCGGCGAGATGACGTTGTTCCAAAGCCACAGGACGATCGAGGCCCAGATGCCGATGTAGATCTGGATCCCGGTCACGATCGGCACGATGATGTTGTTGTAAATCCAGGTAAACAGCGCGCCGATTCCGGCGAGGGCCGGCTGGATGATGACCGTCCAGAGCCAGGTGAAGATCGCGCCCCAGATGGCGACGTAGAGGGCGATGCCGATGATGATCGGCACGATGATGTTGTTGTAGAGCCAGGTGAAGATCGCACCAAGGGCCGTGAAGATCGGCTCGAGAACGGTGGTCCAGAGCCACGTCCACGCAGCACCGACAACGGTCGTCAGCACGGACCAGGCGTCCTGGAAGAAGGTCGTCTGCGTCGCAACCCAGATGATCGCGGCGACCAGGGCGGCGATGAGGACGATGACGATGCCGATCGGGTTGGCCGACAGGGCAGCGTTCAGGAGCCACTGCACGCCGGTCCACACGCCGGTCGCCACGGCGATCGCCGTCGTGGCGGCTGCGCCGGCGATCTTGGCCGCGGTCTGCACGACGACCTGCGCCGTTGCCGGCAGGGACGACGCGAACGATGCCTTCTGCACGCCGTTCGTGATCGCCATCTGGGCCGCGAGCGCGCGGTTCGAGTTGGCGAGGGCGATGTTCGCGGCGACGGCGGCCGCGCGGATTGGGAGGGCGCCGAGCTCGGCGATGTTGGCGACGGTCTGGCCGGCCTTGTAGAGCGCGATCGCGGTGACCAGGCCGATGATGAGCGGCGTCAGGAGCTCGGTGTGGTCGCCGAGGTAGCCGAGGCCGTCCGAGAAGATCTGGAGGATCGGGACGGCGACGCCGATCGCGTTGGCGAGCAGGGTGCCGATGACGCCGGCAGCGTCGCCGACTGCCCCACCGACCTGGACCATGATCGGCAGGAGGGGCTGGGAGACGGCGATGATCGACGACAGCCCGGTGCCGAGGCCGGAGAAGTCGCCGGTCTTGAAGCTGGCGAACATGTCGGCCAGGGCGGTGCGCACGGTGAGGATGAACGCGACGAACCCGGAGTCCTCTTCGACGCCGAACGCCGAGCGGAGGTTGCCGGTGAAGTCGCCGCCGACGACCAGGTCGTAGATGCCCTGCAGGCCGGAGACGACCTTGCCGAAGTCGACGCGGTCGATGTAGGCGGCGAGCATGCCGATGGCAGGGATCAGCCACGCGGTGAAGGTGTCCGCGTAGGGCTGTAGCGCGGCCGCCCCTCGGTCAACGGCGTTGGCGATCGACACGAACAGCCCGGGGGCTGCGGTGACGGCCCCGCCGACGAACATGGCGCCGAGGCGGCCGAGGGCGGCCTGGACGTTGGCGAAGGCGCCTCGAGCGGTGGCGCCCGACGAGAGGGCGGCCCCGCCGACGCCGGACTCGAGCGCGGCCTGGAAGCCGGCGAAGTCGACCTTGCCCTCGGATACCATCTTCGAGGCCTCGGCCGCGGTGACGCCGTACTGGTCGGCGACGAACTGCAGCAGCGGGACGCCGCGCTCACCGAACTGCTGCAGCACCTCGGTGGACAGCTTTTGGTTCGAGGCAACCTTGTTGATGATGCTGCCCATCTCGGACAGCGGCACCTTGGCGATCGTGGCGGAGTCGGCGGTGAGCCGCAGCGTGCGCTCGAGCTCGGCGCCCGGCTTGACGCCGGCGGCGACGACGGTCGCGGCCACGGTCGCGGCGTCGCCGAGCCCGAAGGCGGTGCCCTTCACCGAGGCCAGGGCGTTGTTCATGATCGCCTGGATCGACTCGGTGGAGTGCCCGAGGCCCTCAAGCTGCTTCTGAGCGTCCTGGATGTTGAGAGCGCGCGCGAACCCGCCCTTGAGCGCTGAGCCCGCGAGAGCCCCCACGCCGGTCGCTACAGCGCCGATTCCGACCGCGAGGCCGACGCCGGCGACCTTGGCGGCGGTCTTGGCCGCTCCGCCGATGCCCGAGATGATGCCGCCGCCGGCAGCGCGTCCTGCGTCGATGCCGGCGGCGGTCATGGGGACCGAGATCTGTCGAGTCACGGCGCCCGAGATGCCCCTGAAGGAGGGGATGATCGGGAGCGTGGCGTAGCCGACAGTGCTCACGGGGTCTGGTCCTCTCGTGCAGCGGCCGCGCGCTCGAGCGCTTTCGCGCGAGCCGCCATCCGCTGCTTCATCACCTCATCGTATTTCTTGCCGCCCTTGCGGACCAGCTGCTTCGGTCCCGTGTCGCCCGGGAGGGCGAGCGGGACGGGTGGCTTCGACTTCTTCGTGTCGGTCTGCAGCCACGCCCCGAGGGCCACTTGGTACTGGATGGACCGCAGCAGCTGCTGGTCGAGCGTCGGGTGCCATTCTTCGATGCCCTGCTCCCGGCGCATCTGCCGGCGGACGGGACCGTCCGGCGGCAGATGCGACAGGTAGTGGGCCAAGTCGCCGAAGGTGAACTCAGGCGAGCCGAGATCCCGCGCTAGGTGGATGCCGTCTCGCCGGAGCTCGATCGTCAGCGCCCCACCGTAGCGACTCAGGAATCGGTGGAGCTGGGCGATTCCCCCACCGAGGCGCCCTGGTCCTCCTGGCCGGCGATGCGGAACAGGATGCTGGCGGAGCCGCCCTGGCGGACGAACTCCTCGTAGAGCTCGACGTCGCCGACCAGCTGCTGCGCGACGGCCACCGGCTCACGCGACGAGCGCATGACGATGTCGTCGGACCAGGTCGCGGCCGAGGGGACGACCATGACGCGGGGCGCGGGCTTGGTCTTGCCCTTGGGGGTCTCGGTGTCGTCGTCGTCGAGGACGATCTCAACCGGGGGGTTCTCGCGGTGGATTCGGCGCTTCTCTTCGCGGAACGAGTAGCGACGGGGCGTGGTACCGGACATCAGGTGGGGTCCTTTCGGGGGATGAATACGACGTCGACGCGGAGGACTCCGCCGTCGACGGGGAACTCCTGCCTCGAGCGGAGCTCAGGGGCAGGCGCCTGGGGGTCGGGCGTGTTCTCCTTGTGCAGTATGGCAGCAACCTGCTGGCGCACACGAGGGGGGACGACCGCGCCCGGGTCGACGAGCTTGAGCTCGACGGCCCGGGCGGCGATCGCCTCGTCCGTGGGGAGCGAGGGGCGAGTCACGCTACGCGGCGTTCACCGTGACTGCGCAGACGGCGTTCTGGCCCTTGTAGCTGGCCCGGACGTTGGTGCCGGTCGACGTTGCGATGCCACGGATGTAGTGCCCGTCCGCGGTGACCTTGGCGGCGTCGAGCGAGGACCAGACGGCCAGGGCAGTGACGGCCTGGGTCGTCTCGTCCGAGTACGTCGCGGTCGCGGCCAGGGGCGAGTACTCGCCGACCTTGATCGTCTTGGTCTGCGGGGCGATGGCGATCGAGACGAGCTCGCGGCCGCCGGCCGCGCCGGTCGACTGGACGTCGAACAGGTCGCCTTCGGCGGTCGGGAAGATCTTGACCGTGACCTCGTACTTCGTGAGCTCCGACTCGGAGTCCTTGATCGTGCCGATCTCGGACACCTCGACGTAGCGGGTCGAGACGAGCCGCTTCTTCTTCTCGCCGTCGAACGTCTCGAATGCGATCTTGAAGAGGTGCTTCTTCGGCACCCGGATCTTGGTCGCGGTCGACCCGGGGTAGACGATGCCGGCGACGACGGCGTTGTCCTCGAGCGCGGTGAACTTGCGCGTCAGCGAGAAGTTCCGCTTCGACGTGCGCACGAGCACCTGGCCCCACGCGTAGAAGTCGGTCGAGTCCTCGGAGCGCGCCTCCTCGAAACCGGCGTCGCCGTCGAGCAGGCCCACGAGATCCCACTCCTCGCCGAACTCCTCATCGATCGACGGGGGGAGCCCGGCGGTGAGGTCGTCGGTGACGTAGACGTTGGCGTCCGCCCAGAGGGAGGCCGCTTCAGTGTTACCGGACATGTGTATGCCTCCTTTAGGCGGTTGGTGTGTCGGCGGGGCCGCTGGTCAGTATCTCAGCCCGAGCCTTGTTCGTGATGGTGAACGCGCTGATGGGCACGCCGAAGTCGGGGTCCACGTCACGTCGCACACCACCGTTGAACAGGTAGCCGCGGTGGGTGCTGGCGCCCGTCGACGCGAGCAGCCGGCCGTGGATGTAGCTCGAGATGTCCCACGCCTCATCGGCGTCGGTGGACCAGGTCACGATGCGCATCCGAGCGTCGGCGCGCAGCGGCCACTGGACGTTCTCCCAGTCCTCGAACCGGACGACGACGAGCGGGCGGAGGCGGCCGGGGGTGTCGCCGCTGCCGGGGAGGCGTGTGCCAGTCGCGACGTCGGACCAGCGCGACTGCTCGAGCAGCGCGTCTACCTCGAGCTTGCAGGAGGACTGAGGGTCGCCGAACGCGGCGGCGAGCTTCACAGTCTGCCCCGGTACTGCAGGCCGGCCGCGGTGGCCGCGGAGGCGAGCCGGCCGCGCTTGGCTTCGTCGCCGGCCGAGACGGCGATCGACACGCTGGCGGCCGCGCGGTCGGTCGTGTAGTAGTCGACGTACGCGTCGGCTCCCACGCCGGCAGCGACGGCCTGGGCGGCCGCGGCGACGGCAGCCTGCACGCCGGCGGACTTGGCGATCTCGGCGACGCCGGCGCGGTCGAGCTCGAACTCGATATCGCTCACGACGCCACCTGCCGGAGCAGGAGCTCGACGTGGTGCACGCCGCCGTGGCCCACAGGGTCGATGGGCCGGGAGGGTTCACCGACGACCTGGGCGTAGACGCCGGAGGGGAGCTTCACGACGTCGCCCGCGTCGACGTCGAAGTCGCCGTCGCCGTGCCTCGAGGCAAGGGTCCACTCGGAGACGATGACGGCACGATCGACGCCCTCGCGCTCGGACTGCAGGCGGGGGCGGATCTGGAGGTGCTCCCACGGGCGGTGGGCGAGCGACTCGAGGTCGCGCAGCACGACGACCTGCTCGCCGGCGCGGTTGGTCGTGGTCCCGGGACGGACGACCTCCGCGGTCTGGTCGTAGAACGGCATCAGCCGCGGCCGTACTTCGAGACGGTCTTGGTCCACGCCTGGGTGGAGCCGACCGTGGCCGCGCCGTAGGCGGTGCTGTCGCCGAGGACGCTGCGGGACTGGATGCCGGCCTCGGCGTTCAGGATCATCTCGGCGAGTTCGGCCACGACGTCCTGAATGTCCTGAGGGACAGCGTCCTCGGGGTAGCCGTGGGTGTAGGTCACGCGGACGTTGCCGAGCTCGTCGGGGAACACGCGGCCGCGCTTGAGGCGCACGAGCCCGATCGCGCGGTCGACGGTGTAGTCGGTGTACTCGGCGAGGGGGAAACCGTCGACGAGGATGGCGAGGCCGGCGACCGGGGCGGCCGGCAGCGCGAGGACGCCGGAGCCGCCGCCGTTCAGGTAGACGACGTCGCCCTCGACGAGGGTGACGTGGTGCCCCACCTGGCCCCGAAAGCGGCCGGCAGCGCGGCGCAGAGCGTCAGCGAGCTTCTCGCTCTCGGGGCCGAGGCCGACGCGCCGACCAACTGCGAGCGAGTTGGTCAGCGCGGCGGGCTCTGGCGGGGACAGGTCGGGCACTTAGCGGCCGGCCTTCTTCGCGGCGGGCGCCTTGACGGGCGCCGCCTTCTCGGAGGTGATGACGGTCGAGGCCGGGGTGTCGCCGTCGCCGGCGCCCTCGGTCTCGCCGGCGCCCTCGGGAGCGGCCGGAGCCGTCTCGGGGGTGGCCGGGGTCTCGCCGGCGGGAGCCGCCGGGTCGACCACGACGCCGTCGACCACGGCGGCGGGGACGGCGGAGCCGCCCTCGACCGGCGTGTTCACCGGGGGTGTCGTGTTCTGGGTGCCGCTCTGACGAGCGGAGCCCGAGGTGCGCGCCTTGTTGGACGCGGGGGCGTTGGTCGGGTGACCCTTGTCGGCGGGCTCCGTCCAGAGGCCGTGCGCGATCGCGTACTGCTTCTGGTACTGGATGCCGTCGACGATGACCAGGTCGCTGCGCTCACCCATCAGGCGAACGAATCCGTGCCGGCGACGCTCACCTTGGCGATGAGCGACGGGTCGAGGACGCCGAACGCGGCGCGGGCCTCGGCGAGGATCGCGACCAGGTTCCGCACGAAGAAGTCCGCGTGCGAGTCCGTGGCCGTGATTGACGCCTCCTCGCGGTCCCACAGCACCGCGGTGCTGAAGTCACCGACGAGCACGGTGTCGTCCGAGAGGTTGGGCACCTCGACGATCGGCGTGCGCCAGATCGACGAGACGGCGGCACCGAACGGGCCGTTGCCGAGCGGGCGGCCGTTCTTGTCGCGCAGCAGGTCGATGCGCTCGGCGGTGCCGGGCGAGACGAGGACGGCGTTCGGACGGGCGCCGTACTTCGACACCTTCGTGATCGACTTACGGATCGTGTCCGAGATGTTGTTCACGAACGACTGCGTCTGCAGGCCGTTGACGTTGATCAGCCCGTCGAACGACTCGCCGGCCGACGAGTCACCCGAGAGGATCATCTCGTCGAGCTTCTGCTCGAGGCCCTTCCGCAGGAAGTTGTCGATCAGCGTGCGCAGCTGGCCGGCGTCGGAGAGGGCCTTCTTCGTCGCGGGCACCCAGTGGGCGATCGTGACGACCTCGGCGGTCTCGGTCGAGAACGTCATGGCCGACTCGGGCTTGATGCCGGCCTGGGCGGGGGTCACGGCGGGCGTGCCGGAGCCGACCGGGGCCGAGGTGGTCGCCTCGGGGACGCCGGCGGCGTTGACGACGGTGCCGTCGACGCCGGGACGGTTGATCTTCGCGTACTTGACGGTGTCGCTGCCGGTCTGGCCGACCGTGACGACATCGCGCAGCGTGGGGCGCTGCCACGGGAGCTCGACGGCCGCGATGCGCTCGGGCTCGTAGAGGTGGCCGACACCGCCGGCGTCCGTGCCGCCCTGGGTCGTCAGCAGCGCCTTCATGCCACCGACCGGCACGGGGTTGGTCCCGAACTTGTCGGTGCTGCCGACGCCGCGCGTCCCGAACGGCTCGAGAGCCGACTTGAACTGCTGCGAGTCGACGAAGGTGTCACCGAGCGACTTCCGCACGTGACCCATGCCCTGACGGGCGCCGGCGAGCGCCTCGTCGTTGACGGCCTTGGCGTCGGTGGCCGAGATGAACTGGCGCACCTCCTCCTGGACCGCGGCGTTGGTCTTCTGGCGGGTGATCTGCGTCTGGTAGTCGCGCCCCTTCGCCATCAGATCCGTGATCTGCTCGCGCTCGTCGTCGGTGAAGTCGCGGTTGCCGTCCGCCTCGGCCTTGGCGGCGAGGTTGCGGATGGTGGTCAGGGTGCCCGTGAGCTTCTGCTCGAGGGTTTCCTCAGCCATGTGGGTTGTCCTTTCGGGACTAGAGGGTGAGTGAATCTGCCAGCAGGAGGACGCTGGCGGGGCTCATGCCCTTGCTGCTGGCGGGCGCTTCGACCGGGGCGCTGCCCGGTTCCGAGGCCTGGCTGGGGGCCTCGGGTGCGCTGGCCGCGGGAGGGGTCGCCTGGCCGCTTTCTGCTGTTCCTGGGGCCGGCCGGATGGCCGCCCCCGAACTCGACTTGATGCCGAGTAGCTCTGTGCTCTGGTTCACGCCGACGAGGCAGGGGCCCACCTCGAACAGCTTGACCTCGGAGATCTCGTAGACCCAGCGCTCGTCCATCTTGACGGACTCGCCACGGATCACGTCGAAGCCGAACGACTGCTGGACGATGCGCCGGCCCTTCATCAGGCGGTACACCTGAGCAGCGAACGGGTTGTCCATGTCGACGACGCCCTTGTAGAGCAGGGCGTTGGTGGCCTCGTCCTCCTTGATCCAGTCGACCGCGCCGATGTTGGCGAAGGGGTCGGACCAGTTGTGCTGGAAGATGACCGGGAACGGGTCGCCCGAGGCCTCGTGCTCGGCGAGCGAGGCCGCGAAGGCGCCCTTGCGCATGACCTCGCCGTAGGAGTCGACGTTGTCGAACACGGAAGCGGTGGCGATGAACTCGCCCTCCTTGAGCCCGTCCGAGCCCTCGGCCTTGAGGATGCGCGACTGGAACGCGTGGAAGCGACGGGTGTCGAGCGCGGGGGTCGGCACGGTGGTCACGCCCTTTCGGTGGAGCGGGTAGTCACGAGATTTCTCCTGCTGCTTGTCGTACCAGGCGGAGATGGCCTCCACGGTGCCCTCGGGGCGCTCGTCCCGCACAGCGCGGGCCAGAGCCTCGTCGACACCCGGGTCCACAGTGATGAGCTCGGCCCCGGCGGCCTCGTACGCCTCGAGTTGAGACTTCGAGGGCCACGTGTGAATTATCCACGATTCCGAGTCGGATTCGGGCACAACCGTGTCGATCGCGGCGCGTCGCGCAGCAAACGCCGCCTTTCGCACGAGGCCCGTCGACGCGTGGGGGGTCGGCGACCCGAGCGAGGTGGCGATCGCATCGAAGTCCACGATGGGGTCGCCGGCGGCCGCCGCCTGGCGGACGAACGTCGACTTGCCGCCGCACGGCGGACCGGTCACGATGTGCAGCACGGGGCCTCCTAAGCGTCGGGCTTGTCGCGGACGAACACCAGGGAGCACTCGCACCCGATGCGGTCGTCGGGCTCGAGCAGCGGGTCGCCGGGGTAGCGTCCACCGTTGGTGAACACCTCACCGATGGGGACGACCTCGCCCGACACCTTGCCGTGCCGGCTCTGCGGAGATCCCGAGCCGACCCACTTCTTCCCCCAGAGGCCGGCGGACTTGGCCGCGTCCATCTGACCGAACGACTTGGCGGCGGTCGCCGAGGTCTTGGCGACCGTGTCGGACTTGGCGGCCTGGTCGTCGAACACGGCCGCGGCCTTCAGCTGCCAGTCGTCGCCGAAGATCTCCACAGCGAGCGCGGCGAACGTCGACTGGTTGATCGCGCGGGCGGTGCCGATGGAGGCCTTCTGGAGCCACGGCAGCATGCGCTCGTAGTCGAACGGGGTGTCGGGGGCGTACAGGCCGTTGATAGCCTCGGCGCCCATCTTGGCGAAGTTGTAGCTGTGGCGGTAGAACACGTCGGCGAGGGCGAGGTTCTGGGCCTCGAGGTCGAACGCGCCGTCGAGCGACCCGGGGGATGATCCGGTGCCGAGGGCGGCGAGGACGTCCTTACGCTGGCCGAACATGAACAGCTTGAACGCGGCGGAGAACTGGTCGAGGGCGGTGGGCGCGGCGGCGAGAGCGCCGGCGTCGGGCTTGCCGCCGGCGGCCTTGGCCTGGTGCTCGAGGTGCTCGAGCGCGAGCTCGTAGGGGCTCGCGGTGCCGGCAGCCTTGGGTCCGGTGTCGCGGGGGGAGGCGAGCCCGCCCAGCGTGACGTTCAGCGGAGTGATGAGCTCGTCGCCGCCGTCGACGGGCGGGAGGTTCTGCATGAGGCGCGCCTCGTTGCGGGTGCGGATCGGGGCGCCGACCTGGGTCTGCAGCACGATCGCCTGCTTCTCGGGCGTGGACGCGAGGCGGGCGGCGATGTTCTCCTCGATGTAGATGCCGCGGCCGAGCTCGTCACGGAGGCATGCCATGAGAGCCTGGCGGAAGGCGACGATGTCGAACTGCAGCGTCAGCGTGTACAGCTGCTCGCGGAGCGCCTCCATGTTCGAGAAGTTGCCGGCGCGGTAGCCCAGGAGCTCGGGGGGAACGCCGTTGGCGATCGCGTACTCGATCTGCGCGGCGAGGCGGGCCTCGGAGTACTTGACGTCGGCGACGGGCAGCTGCGGCGCGGCCGCGAGCTCCATGCCGTCCTCGAGGATCGGCACCTGGCCGGCACGTTCGCCGGAGAACTCCTTGAACTCCTCCAGGAACTTCGTGCGGCCGATGCCCTTGACGCGGGCGCCGACCCACTCTGGGGCGTCGGCGGGCCGCTTGATGTACATGGGCACCTTGGGTCCGCCGGCGAGCAGCGCGGCCCGGTAGCGGGCGCCCTGCTCGAGCTCGGTGGTCGCGGTCTGCATCGTGCCCGAGATGGGGAGCCCTGAGCCCTTGCGGGAGCCGAACGGGTCGTAGCCGACGTCGTAGACGAAGTTGCTGATTGGGATGTTGCCCGAGGTCTTGCCGCCGCGCACGAGGACGACGTGGGTGACGACGAGCGTGTCGTCGCGCACGAATCGGACGTTCTGGGCGGGGATGCGGACGAGCGAGAGGGAGCCGTCGTCCTCGTACACCTTGAGTGCGCACCAGCGGTCGTGGATGCGGAAGTCGAGCATGAGCGCCTGCGCCCAGCGGGCGAACCCGAGGCCGGGCGTGGGCGCCTCGAGCGTCGCGGCGACCAGGTGGTCCTCTTCGTGCAGCTTGGTCCGGGCGCCGTCGCTGTCGCGGCGGTAGACGTCGAACGGCACGACGGCGATCGCGTTGGCGATGAACGTGGCGACGGTGCGGGCGGCGTCGTAGTTGGCGAAGGTGGCCTGCGGCGAAGTACGCCCCGGGTCGAACGACGCGAAGTCCTGCGACATGATCATGGCGCCGGCCTTGGGGTTGTCGATCGAGATGATGTCGCCGCTGCGGGCCTCGAGCGGGCCGGCCATCAGGCGCGCTCCTGGACCCAGGCGATCGCCGAGATCGGGATGCGGGCGACGCCGCCGGCAGGGGAGCCGGTGGGGTGGTCGGTGTCGAACAGGGTCCAGTCGACGAGGCGGACCCAGTCCAGGTTGGACTGCTCGACCCGGCCTTCCCAGGCGGTGCCGTCCTTGCCGTGCACGATCACCCGAGCGCCGGAGAGCCCCTTGAACATCGGTCCATCCATCAGGCCCATGCGATGCCCTGCCCTTCTTCGTACGCGGATCGTTGCCGGTTGGTGCGGGTCATGGCCTCGGACATGGCCGTGGCGAGGGCCGACACCGGGTCTATCTTGTCACCCGAGTTCTCCTTGTCGGGCTTGACATTCTGGGCCGCGTCGAAAGTGACGGCCAGGTTGTCGATCGCCCAGCGGGCCACGGGGTTCCCGCCGTGCTCGATCATGGGCGTTGCACGCGTGCCGATGCGCAGCAGCCGCTGGATCTCCTTTACGGGCGGCGAGAGCGTCAGGTAGCCCTGCCGAACCTGGACCATCGGGGCGCCGGCGGCGTTCAGGTCGTTGGTCAGCTGGGTCGCGTTGTACGGGTCGAACCCGATCGATTCGACGCCGAATAGCTCCATGTCCTCGAGCACCTGCAGCCGGATGAAGTCGTAGTCGGTGACGTCGCCCGGGGTGGTCGTGATGAAGCCCTGCTTCACCCACAGGCTCGCAGCGCCGGCCGTGCGCTTGTCCAGGGCCGCGACGTTGTCCTCGGGCGTCCACGCGCGCCACAGGGCCTTGTAGCGGGTCACGTGCCGCTCGTCGAGATCCTCGCGCAGTGGGGGCAGGACGTCGTCGAACGGGAACAGCCAACAGAGGGCCGAGAGGTCCGACGTCGACGCGAGGTCGAGTCCGCCGTACGCCTCGAGGCCGGCCATGCTCTCGTCGTCGAACCGTTTACCGGCGTTCCGGTCCCAGTCGCGCAGCTGGATGTAGCGGGTCTTCTGCTTCGTCCGGATACCGAGATGGAGGCGCTGGTACAGCGCGAGCTCGGCGGGCGACTGCTGGGCCTTGAGCGCCTCGCCCTCGAGGTAGCGGCGGGTGGGTGAGATCGGGTAGCCGGGGTTGGCGGAGGCGTAGGTCGACTCGAGGTAGGGGTCGGCGTTCTCGTCGGCCGCCCAGATGACCCCGTACGTCGTGAAGTCCTGGTAGACGCGACGAGCGATCTCCTCGATGCGCTTCCGGCGGCGCGAGTAGATCGTGTTGGGCTTGCCCTCGTCGGCGGTGGTGATCGTGATGATCAGGGGCTGGGAGCGCGAGCCCGTGCCCGTCTCGATCGCCTCGACGAGGTCGGGCGACTTGTGCAGGTGGAGCTCGTCGATGATCGCGCCGTGGATGTTGGCGCCGTGCTGGGCGTCGCCGGCCGACGAGACGACCTTGAAGTAGCTCCCGGTGCGCTTGTGGATGATCGATCCGGCGAGCGGCTTGACCTTCCCGCGGAGGCCGGGGGCGGACTCGGCCAGCTTTTTCACGGGCGCGAACACGAAGGCCGCCTGGTCCTTCGACGTGGCGGCCGCGACGACCTCCGCGCCGGCCTCGTTGTCGCTGCACGTGAGGTAGATCCCGAGCCCGCCGGCGAGGGTCGACTTGCCGTTCTTGCGCGGCACGTCGACGTAGAGCGTGGTGATGATGCGCACCCAGTCGCCGTAGTCGTCCTGGTGGACCCAGCCGAACACGGGCGCCAGGATGTACGCGACCTGCCAGGGGTCGGGGTCGAGCGGTTGCCCCGAGAGCCGGCCCTTGGTGTGGCGGAGCTCGTGGAACACGGCGAGTACTCGGTCGACGCGCTCGGGGTCGAACACGGCGCCCCGCAGCTTGCGGGGCTCGGGGGTCTTGATCCGCGGGGGCGTGGTGGGCAGGGCAATGCCGCGGCTCACTAGGTACCAGCCGACCTCGGCCGAGAGCTTCAGGCGGCGCAGCACGGCCGCGGAGGGCATCCCGTAGTCGTCGACGACGTCAGAAGACTCCGTCACCGTTGCTCTCCTCCTGCTGGCTCGACAGCTTCACCTCGGCCGCCGGCGTCAGGCCGAACTCGGCGCACCATGCTCGGAACTCGCGCGAGGCCTCGGCTTCGATCCTGAGCAGCGGCGAGATGACGACGCCCTGGCTGTTCTTGGCGAGCATGCCGGCGCGGAGACGCTGGTTCTTCGCGTCCGCCCACCGCGCGTAGGCCTCGCAGAGCGCCTCGAGCGCCCAGCCGTCCATCGGCTTGAGCATGCCGACGTCGGTGATGCCGGCGACCACTTCATCCCACATCTGGGATGCCGTCTCGGAGAGGGTCTTGGGCTTCTTCGGCAGGGCGCGCGAGAACGGCGGCGGGGGCGCGACCTTGCGGCCGCCCGAGTCGGTGCCGTTGCCGCGGCCGCCGGCGAGCTTGAGGTGCGGCGGGCTCGACTTCCGGCCCGCCGCCGCAGCGGCCACTACTCGCCCGTGCGCACGAACGTCACGGGCTTACCAGTGGCCTTCAGCACGGGCACGATGCCGGTGTGTTCCTGGTAGCGCCGGCAGATGACGTCGACGTAGCGCGGGTCAAGCTCGACGAGCGAGGCGTAGAGCCCCAGCTGGTGCGCAGCGATGAGCGTGGAGCCGGAGCCCCCGAACAGGTCGAGGACTCGTTCACCGCGTGCAACTGAGTTCCGCAGCTGTTGCACGATGAGCTCGACGGGCTTCATGGTCGGGTGGACGCGCGACGCGGTCGGCTTCGGCACCTCGAACACGGTGGTCTGCTTGTTGTCGCCGTACCAGCGGGCGCCACCGCGGCCGAGACGACCGCTGCCACCCGGGGTGAACGCGTACGCGATCGGCTCGTGTGTCGTCGGCTCGGGGCCGGCGGCCGCGGGCTCCTCGCCGCCCGAGTACTCGGGCGCCGTCGCGTCGAGGATGGGCTCGTGCTGGTAGTGGTAGTCGGACCGCCCGAGTACGAGAGCGTTCTTCACCCAGATCAGGTTCTGGCGCACGACGTAGCCGGCGTTCTCGAGCGCGGTCTGGAAGGTCACCCGTTCGGTGTCGGCGTGTGCGATGTAGCAGGGGGCGCCGGGGCGGAGGACGGAGGCGGCCGAGGTGAACGCGTCGTAGAGCAGCTGCTCGAGGCCGTCCGCGCCGTCGTTCTGGATCGTCAGCGCGTCCTTCGTTCCGCCCACGTAGCTCACGCCGTAGGGCGGGTCGGTCCACATGGCGTGGGCGCCGCCGGCCGCGGCCTTCTCGACGACGTCGGGGTCGGTCGAACTGCCGCACACGAGGGTGTGAGGGCCGAGTAGCCACACGTCACCCTCGACGCTGATCGTGTCCTGAGCGATCGTGGGCACCGCGTCGGGGTCGGTGAGCCCTTCGGCGTCGCCCTCGCCCAGCCCGTTCAGCAGGCGGGTGAGGTCGCCGTCGTTGTAGCCGGTGCCGGTGAGGTCGCCAAGGTCCATCAGCACCTCGGCGAGCAGCTTGTCGTCGTAGCCGCCGAGGTCGGAGGCGCGGTTGTCGACCACGACGATGCGCGCAGCCTCGTCGCCGTCGACGTTCACCCAGTGGACGAGCATCTCGGGCAGCCCGAGCTTGAGGCCGGCGGCGAGTAGGTGGTTGCCGGCGAGAACCTCGTTCGGCCGGCCGGTCAGGTCGCCGATGTTGACCACGAGGGGCTTGTACTGACCGTGCGCCTCGAGCGATGCGACGATCGCGTCGACGCTGCCCTTCCGAGGGTTCTTGAAGTAGGGGTGAAGCGACTGCGGATCGACCATTTTC